TTATTAGTGCAGTCGAATACGGCTAGTAGTATTGACTGTATTGTAAGTTATGTAGAGATCAACTAAGGAGCGACTAATGACATATTTTTTAGGTAATAATCAAAGCGAACTGTTAAACGGTTCTCCAAGATATTTTTATGCTCTAAGAAGAACTGACGAAGGCGATCTGTACGTTGTTAGAATAGATCAATTAAACGGCGAAGATGTTGTAATTAATAACGAAGGTGATTCTTCTGAAAATTATGATAAATTTTCAGTTGGTGTTGATTTTTTTAATGGCAGAGCAGTAAATCATGAACTTGTTTATGATAATTTAAAATATGAGCAGTACAGATGGGATGATAGATTTATGAGTTACTATATCGATGAGGACGGCAATCTATCAGTTATAATCGGACAGGATAGAAATTATCCTACTGATGTTTAAAGATAAATATAGAATAGAATACTAAAGGAATTCAAAAATGGCTGAATTTAAAATTGGTAGATTGAGATTTGTATGGCGCGGTTTATGGACTACCGGTTACGCCTACGTCAAAGATGATGTAGTGCGTGTTGGTGGTTCTTCTTACGTTTGTATTACAGGTCACACATCACAAGCGACTTTTGCTGCTGATAGCATCAAATGGGAAAGAATGCAGGAAGGCATTCAATTTAAAAATACATGGACAACTACTACCATTTATGAAAGCAACGATATCGTTGTTTATGGTGGAATTGCTTATATCTGTACTACAGCACATACCAGTACAAGCACATTTGATCCCACAAAGTTTTCAGCCATTGTTAAAGGTTTTGATTACAAAGGCGCATGGAGCGGATCTAGCGTAGCATATAAATTAAATGATTTAGTAAAATATGGCGCAAACATTTATCTATGCACAACTGCACATACATCTACTGCTAGTTTTGTAACCGATTCTGGTAATTGGTCATTATTTGTTCCAGGCTTAGAATTTGAAGACAGCTGGAGTGGAGCTACTACATATCAAAGAGGCGATATCGTAACCTATGGTGGTTATTCATATGTATCTCTGCAAAATCATATCAATCAAGTTCCTAGTACAGCCACTTCATATTGGGACATATTAACCACTGGCTATAAGAACGAAGGTATTTGGAACAGCATTGACACCTATGAAGTAGGTAACGTAGTTCAATACGGTGGTAATGTCTACGAAGCAATTGCAGACAACTCAAACACTGTGCCAACAAATACAGGATCTTGGAAATTATTGGTTCAAGGTCTAAATTTCTTGGGCAGCTGGAGTGCAGGACAAAGCTACAAGCCTGGTGACGTAGTAAATTATGGCAGCAGCAGCTACAGAGTCAAAGTAGCACATACATCAGCAAACAGTGGTGCTGAAAGACCAGATCTTGACATTAGCGGTGTAAATTATGGATTGTTAAGCGAAGGGGACAGTAACTATGTGACACTGAATCGCGGTGATCTTATTGCTCGCGGAGCCAGTGCAAATTATAATCTTCCAATAGGTTCTGCCGGCAAAGTACTAAAAAGTGACGGCACAGACCCAATTTGGGATTACTTTGGTGTAAGACAAAAAGTTTACTATGTAGCCCCAAATGGCACCGACAGCGTTGGGTATGGTGAAACTATTGACCGCCCATGGGCAACTATTGCATATGCCTGCGCTAACGTAACAGGTCCTGCAACTATTAACATTAAAACAGGCAGCTATGCAGAAGCATTACCTATCAGCGTTCCAGCAACTGTTTCATTAGTTGGCGACGAGTTAAGAACCGTAACAGTGACACCGGCTAGCGGATATGCTGCTACAAACATGTTTTATCTAAGAAACGGCAGTAACATTCGTAACATTACAATGAGCGGCTTGACCAGCTCATTGGGTGCCCCACTACCATCCGGAACAAGAAGAACATCAGTGTCATATATAAGTTTAGATCCAGGCACTGGGCCCACAGATAACACTGTATGGATTACTACAAAATCACCATATGTACAAAACTGTACTACATTCGGTACTGCTGTGTGTGGTTTAAAAGTGGATGGTACTTTACACAACGGTGGAAATAAGAGTATCGTAGCTAACGATTTCACACAGATTATCGATAACGGTATTGGTGTGTGGTTAAATGGTGGAGCCAAAGCAGAACTGGTGTCGGTATTCACATATTTTTGTTATATTGGATATTTGACGACTAACGGTGGAACAATTCGTGGTGTTAACGGCAACAACTCATACGGTACATATGGTGCTGTGTCAGAAGACGGAGACCCAACAGAAACGCCACAGACCGGCACAGTAAATAATAGAAACAATGAAGCCATTGTTGGAAATGTAATTTGTGCAGGAAGTCAAATTGTTCTTTTAGAATTACTAAACGGCGGTGAAGCTTATACATCTGCTACAGCCTTAATTTCAGGTAATGGTGCTGGTGAAAATATTACACCTGTGTTTACCAACGGTGCAATCAGTCGAGTTGATATTACTACTGAAGGCACCACACATAAAACAGCACTTAACAATGCTCAAACAGGCACAGCAACAAGTATCACATTAAGTGTCACAGATCTAACACCCACAAATGCATACAATGGTATGAGAATTACTATTATTGACGGTCAAGGATACGGACAGACTGGAATTATTAGTGCTTATAATGGCGGCACAAAAGTTGCCACAATTGTCAAAGAAGATACAACTCCGGGTTGGGATCATTTAATTCCAACTGGCGTTGTTGAAACTACACTAAACGAAACAACAAGATATAGAATTGAACCAAGAGTGTCACTTACAGGTGGTGCTGCACCAACAACCCCGGCAAAACTCCGAGCAGTAGTGGAAGCTGGTGAATTAATAGACATTTATATCATTGATGGTGGCGAAGGATACAACCCTGCAAGCCCTCCAGCAATTGTTATCACTGATCCAAATGCTACAATTTTAGGAGCAGCCACAGTTTCAATTAAAAATGGTGCAATTTCAAAATTTACCTATACTAATAGGGGAGTGTCATACACTACTGCCACTGCAACTATAACTGGTGACGGCTATGCAGATATTTTGCAGACCGGCGGATACTTGAATGTGAATGGATTAAGTTCAGCTCCAAGGCCAGGCTCTAACCTATCGATAGCAGGCGATTCCATTACATATAGGATTGTGGCATTCACAAATCAAACAGGATCGTCACCGAATATCAGTGGAAGACTACAAGTCAGTCCCGTAATTGCCACAGCACCTGCACAAAGCACTGTTGTTACAATAACTGAAAGATATTCAAATGTTCGACTAACTGGTCATGACTTCTTAAATATCGGAACTGGTGGTGTTACTACAACAAATTATCCAGGAACACCCTCACAACCTCCAGCACAAGCAAATGAGGTTATTGAATACGGTGGTGGTCGTGTGTTTTACACCAGTACAGACCAAGATGGTAACTTTAGGGTTGGTGAATTGTTCTTAGTTGAACAGGCCACAGGTATTGCTACGTTGAATGCTGATGCGTTCAACTTATCAGGATTGAATCAACTACAACTTGGTGCAGTAGCACTTGGTGGCTCAGGTGTTGCTATTAGAGAGTTTTCAGCAGATCCGTTATTAACTGCTGATGCCAACGACATTGTACCAACACAACGAGCTGTCAAAACATTTGTTGAAAATATTATTGGTGCTGGTGGTTCTAATATCACTGCTAACTCAGTAACGTTAGGCGGTATGGAACTGCTGGGCAATCAAATCACTGCCACAGGTGCATTGAATTTGGTAATGACCACAATTGATCCAACAGCAATAATTGTATTCAATAGAATACCAACAACATCTGTGGCACCAACATCTGGTACACATTTAACTAACAAAACTTATACTGATTATACATATGCCCCAACTATTCAAAATTTATCATTTGAAAAGAGCACAGGAAGAATTCAGTATCAAGAAGAACATGCAAGTACGGCCAATACTGTTACACATGTGTATGATTCAGATACCACAGTAACTCAAGCATATATTGGTCAAGAAAGATCAAGTTTTTCAATCAATGCTGCGGGCCATTTGATAATTACTATGTAATAAGGATTAAGGAAGATAAACATGCCAACAACTGCACTAGGATCAACAAGATTTGTTAAACAAGGAGTTTACAGCGGCTCAGTAGCCTATTCTGTAGATGACGTAGTTTACTACAACGGTAAATGGTACTTATGTACCGCCGACGCAACAGCAGGAACACTGCCAACAGATATAACAAAATTTACTGTTTGGCAAAGTGCCTTTAATTGGAGAGGCAATCATAATAACACTGCCACAGCTTACAAAGTGGGCGATGTTGTTAGATATACAGTTAACTATACTACAGGATCAACGGGTTCTGGAACACATACTAGAACATCATCACAGGTGTTTATTTGTATATTAGATCATACCAGTAACGGCACAACAACTTTTCTTCCTTTAAACGTAACATACTGGACTCCGATTAGCCTGCAGTCTTATCATGAAGGTTCAGTAAGTCTAGTAAATCAAAATGTAACACAGTCTTGGATGGCACAGGGTTCAGATCCTAGTAAGATTGTACAGTTTCCTGGTTACGGGCGAGTTGGTGAAACAGAAGCACCTTATCTAAAAGGCCTAAATCATTGTCATGCTATGACCTATGATCGTGGATCATTGATAACACAAAGTGGTCAATACAGATATTGGGGACTTGACACTAATAGTTCACAACCAAACAACTTTACTGTAGGACCACACTCAACCACAGCCAGCTTTTTCTTTAATGATTGGTTTAGATCGACTAGCAACAGCGGTGCAGGTGTACATTCAACACCAGACAATCAAATACCTAGACTAATACAGGTAGAACAGGGCTACGATTGGGCACTGCTTTTATTCAATAACGGAGAGTTATATCACATAGGATATGGAGCACAAGGACAAAGTGGTGATAGAAGCAATAGTTCAAGACGTATAGCACGTCCTGGCGGCACATATTCTGAAACAGCATTGGCAACTAATACCAGCACACACATTTTAAGAAATGCTAGAATTAAACGTATAGCAACATCAACTGATGAAAGAAACGCCAGCGTACACCACTGTGTGGCTTTGGATGAGGACGGTAACGTTTACACTTGGGGATATAATGCCTACGGTCAACTAGGTGATAACAGTACCACAAATAGAAACATTCCTACGCTAATTCCCAAGGCATTCTTTAACCTGCTATCAGGTGAAAAAGTTGTTGGCATTTGGGCTGGTGGTGGCGAATACGGATGGACTATGGCATTAACTGAAAAAAATCAGCTATATGCATGGGGATATAACAACTACGGTCATTTAGGGCTAGGCACAACAAGCACAGGTGTATTAGTTCCTACAGAAGTTACCACGCAAACATGGACCACTGCTGGCGTAGGCACAATTAGAAAAATTGCTACATGCACAGGCGTAAGCACACAGTTTCAATCAACAGCAATTTTGACCAGTAAAGGTTCAATTTATGTTGCTGGATATAATGCTGCTGGACAGTTTATGTTAGGTAACACCAGCCAACAAAACAGTTTTGTCGTAGTTACTTCAGGTCCGGGCGCTAGTGAAAGTGCAGAAGATGTATGGATCACAGCAAGCCAGTTTGCAAGCATGTACGTAACTGATGTGGCTAGTAAAAAACTTTGGGCCTGCGGAGCAAATAATGTAGGCCAATTGGGTATTCAAGGAACCAACACAAGCTATAATACAGCTCAAGAGTGCTACAGATCAATCAACAACGTAGAAACTGCACTAACTGGTGTTACTCGACTAACTGCTATGGGTGGTAGTACTGGCGGTAATAATACATCCGTAGTAGTTTGTACTTCAGATGGTTGGAGCTATGCTGCAGGATACAATGGCTACGGACAATTAAGTCTAGGAAATACCAGTACTCAACACTATGGTTTTACTGATGGCAACGGTAAGGAATCCACAGGACAACGTGCTTTTACTATGGTAAAAATGCCACCAAGTCTAGCAGGTAAAGTGACGGATGTTTGCTTTATGGGATATTCTGACGGTTCTAGTACTAGCTATACTAGATGCTATTGGCTAGCTTCAGACGGACGGGTGTACGAGGCAGGATACAACAGTAGTTTCAGTGTAACAGGAACTGTTGCAGGTGATCATTATAACGTTATGCGACCAGTGATGTTAGGTTAAAAGGAAAATAAAATGGCAATATTAGATCTTGGTAAAGTAAAATTTTTATGGAAAGGTGATTGGGCTACTGGTACCAATTACGAAAAAGATGACATTGTTCATCATCAAGGTGAAGTATGGATATGTAAGCAGACACACTCCGCCAGTGTGAGTGGTGACGGTCTAAACAGACTAGCTCCTGGTAAACGATATCGTCAAAGTGCCTATGGTGTTAGTTTTGATCCTAATAAACCACCTGTAATTTATAATGTAACCAAAGTCGGTGGTAAGTTTTTTCTAAATGGTAGAATAAATCCTAACATCACTCTTGAAAAAGGTCATAGATATAGATTTTATGTTTATTCTAACTCAATGAACGGTGTTAATTTTAGATTTGCCACATCCACTGATGGTACCACATATACCACAGGCGTAACAACTAGTGGAACCCCTGGAACCCCTGGCGCATATGTTGAAATCACTGTGCCTCTAGGTGCACCAAGCACACTATATTATAAACAAGATGGTACTACTGGTGTAGCAGACTCTGCTACAATCACGATCAGTTCTATATGGCAAGGTTGGCAGTATTGGGAAGAATTATCTTCTGGCTTTAGATGGACTGGTGCATGGAGCAATGCCACACAATATTATACTGACAACGTGGTTGTTTACGATGGTAATATGTATATTGCCACTTGCGACAATGTAGGTGAAATACCAGACATTGTTCAAGTCAGTAGAACTGCGACATTTAGTGACTGGACTGGACAACAAACTACTCAACGCAATAACTATTGTTGGGAACTGCTGTCAGGCAATCAAACTAAGAGAAGAAAAAACAACGCCATGTGGTTACCAAATCAAGGACCCATCAATTGGCCATACCTTCATAATGATGACACTGAGCCTGCAGTTTGGAGAAAATCTTACTATATTTCCAGTACTGGCAGAGTGTACGGACTAGGTTGGGGCACTGCCAGTAATCAAGGTTATAATACTAGTGGTTCGGGTAATAGTTTCTGGACCGAAATACCGTTTAGATACTACGATTGGTATAAGAGCGCCGATGCAGTAAACTATGATGGTGGCATACAGCCAAGAATGGAAGAAGACTTTAAAATCAATGAAGGCTACAATAGACTCTACAATAGAAGTGGTCGTCCACCAAAATGTATCCAGATTGAGATGACTTACGGAGCCACATATTTCTTATTTGACAACGGAGAATTATGGCACATTGGCCACAACGCTCAAGGCCAAGCTGGTATCGGCACCACCGGTAACAGAAATAGACCAACTCGTGTGCAAAACTTACACGACAGAAAGATTATCAAAGTCAGTTGCAGCAAAGGATCAGAAACCAACTCGTTTCATACAATTGCACTAGATGATGAAGGTGACGTATGGACTTGGGGATATAACGCTTATGGTCAGTGTGGACAGGGCACTTCTGTAAACATTTATAGTCCAAGACGTATCCCAAGAGAATGGTTGGGCGGTGAAGAAGTCATTGATATTCTTGCAGCAGGGCACGAATATGGGTCTACATATATTAGAACCAAAGGCAACAATATCTATGCATGGGGCTACAATGGCTATGGACAGTTAGGCTGCGGCGACACAACAGATAGATGGCGTCCAACTAGAATGACCGCATTCAATCCTATCACAAATGGTGGTATTAGAAAATTTGCTGCTGTGGGTCAAGGATCTTTATGTTCATTCCACTTGCTAGATGGTAACGGATACATGTGGCATACTGGCTATAACGGCTATGGTGTTGCTATTAACGGCAGCACCACAAACAATAACACTATTGCTCGAAGTACTACTGCACCAACTGCGGCTGCAACAGTTAATTTCTGGACCAGCGCACCTGCAAACTACAATATGCTATGGATGAGAATAACCAACGGCAACACCTATTTTGTAGGTTATAACGGCAGTAACTATATTGGTGGTATTGGTAACAATACTAGCCCAATTTCAACCCCCACACTGGTGTTTAATGTCACTAATGCTAAACGTGTGTTTGCTAGAGCCACGTACACAACTAACATTCGTGTCTATTGGTTGACTGATCGTGGTGAACTATGGTTCCAAGGTTATACTAACTACAGCTCACACGGAAATGAATATGGTGGCAGTGGATCAAATGTTCAGGATGGTACCAATTATTATCCAGTTAGGATGGCTATTCCTTCCGGAACCAAGATCATTGACATGTTCATAAGTTGTGTGGACTCAAGTACAAACTATTTTGGATCTACTAACTATTTCTTATGTGACAATGGACAGATATATGGAAACGGATTTGCTGGTGCTAGTAGTGATTTAAATAACTTTTTACTAGGTCATCAATATAATACATGGAACAGCGGAGTATTGTATCCTATGGATGTTACCAGAGGTTACGCAATTTAATTTAAAAGGAGTCTATAATGACAAGAAAGATTATGAGTTTTGTGGAAGTACCAGGAGTAGTTCCGCCACAATTTAACAAAGCTGACAATACAATCATCGATGATGTTGATCAATTGGGTAATATCGATAACAAATATTTTTTCAGCATCGATGATGCCAACTGCGAAGTCGTAGCTGAAGAAGAAAGTCAATTGAAATTCTATGATTTCAGTAAGTCAGAAGATGCTGCTGAATTCAAAGCAGCGGCTAATAAATTGGTCTACATTAATATAAAATTAGATGAGATCGAAGCCAAACTTGTGAGATCTAATTCATTGTATATGTTGATCAAAAATGCAGTTGAAGGTAGTGAAGAACTAACGTCGAAGATTCAAGCAGTCGAGTCAGAGAAAGAAGAATTTCTACAATCTTTAGGCATTCCAGGTCAATCAGCAATCTAATAAAAGGATATAAAGATGAGTTCTATAGATATTTCTAAATTAAGAAATCGATGGATGGGAAAATGGAACCCATCTGTTCGATATGAGACTAACGATGTGGTTCAATATCGAGGATCAAGTTATGTCTGTGTCAAAGACATTCCAGAAACACAGGTAGTGGTAGCTGACACCGGTATTAGTACAAACTTTTATCAAAGCATTCCACCAACGCTGGTATTAAAATCTATAGAACCTACAGATCGCACATACTGGCTTGATATGGCTCCAGCAACGGCTTGGAAAGAAACTTGGACAGCCAGAACAACGTACACTCAAGGTGACGTAGTTGAATTAGGTGGTGATCTTTATATCTGTATACTAGGCGGAGTTAGAAACACTTATGTCACTGACTCTAGGTACTGGACTAAGATTTTTGAAAATGCTGACAGAGATCACCGATACATCTGCGCAGATTTCTTCAACCAGCAACCGTTAGGTTGGACACGCAACCTTGGCGATGCATGGTGGGGAAGCGGTACACCAAGCTGGATGTTTGGCTTTGTTGGTTATGATGGTAACGCCTATGTAGGCGGAGGAAAATATCGTGGCGCAGGTATGGGCAACAGCTCAGCCAACAGTCTAAGCCAAACAGGCTGGGCAACTCCGGGATTCAGCTTTGTTGATTGGCTGGTAAGTAGTGATAAAGGTGGAGCCGGAACCATGACAACCCCAGATGGACAAACACCAAAAGTCATACAGTGGGCACACTGTGGTGGAGATTCTACCGGCAGCAGTGGCGGAAACAGTTTGTGGTTAATGAACAACGGTGAAGTCTATGCTTCAGGGTATAATGCACAAGGTCAATTAGGTATAGCGGCTGCTGATACCACAACTCGTTGGTGGCCTACTAGAGTCAGCAACACAGCAACATTGGATTGGTTAGGTAATACCATCAGCAAGAGTTTTAATCAAACAAAAATGATTAAGGTTTGTATGACCAGTCAAGGATTTTGGAACCAAGGTGCAACCAGCTGCTTCTCATTAGGCGACGACGGCACAGTTTGGGCATGGGGCTACAATGGCTATGGACAATTAGGACTGGGTCCAGAATCAACAGCTACCAATAGTGTTGGGCAAGCACAGACTGATCAATTTCAACCAAGACGTATTCCTCAGAGTTTCTTCGATCACAAGAAAATCGTTGATATTATGGCACATGGTGGAATTTATGGTTGGGTGTTTGCTGTTGATGAAGACGGTTTCTTATGGACTTGGGGATTGAATATTCGCGGCGGCAGCGGCCTTGCAGATAGACACGCTGATACTGGCTATACACTTGGTCGGCAGTTTACTCCGGTACGTGTAAGCACAGATTGGAATAGACATGGTGGTATTAGAAAAATAATGATGAACGGTACAGCGGGTAACTGGGAACATACATTTATATTAGATGGTGAAGGTTATTTGTGGTTTGCTGGACAATATCAGCAAAATAACAGCACACAGATGTACGGTGTTACAGCATCAGGAACTACCACACAGACAACAACTAAATTTGTTAGATTAGATAAAAATTGGTTCTCTGAACATAAAATTGATAATTTCTGGTTATGTGGTGGTGGCGAATTTAACGTAATTATCAGAGAAGCAGGTACTGGTTTAACTTATGTATTTGGTACTAACGAAGAAGGACAATTAGGACAGGCATCTAACCATAGATATGGTAGTTCGACTTGGACTCCATTCCCAACAGCAATCAGAGGCGTCAGATATGTTAAAGATGCTATCATTCTAGACTCTGGCAAATCTAGTGCCACAACAATTATGATGTTGACTGATGATGGTGAAATATGGTGTCGAGGAACCAACAGCTATGGCGGTTTAGGTCTTGGTTTTGCAGGATCAACTACAATTCCGGGTGTTGAGGAAATTGAAGACAACGGTAGCCAAAACGAATATCATAAAATGCCACTACCTCCAGGATCAAAAGCTGAAGGAATCTGTGACTTTGGCAATGAGGGTTATGACGCTGTCATGGTTAGATTAGACAACGGCGGTGTTTACATCACTGGTTTTGACGGTACTGGAACTGGCAGTCATATGATACAAGGGCACTTGAACGTGATCAGCTATAACAACAGAGTTGCTAACCCTGGTTCGTATCATTGGTATACATTGCATTCATACCCAGGTTAAAATGAAGAAGGAAAATGGCAAATAATCTATCATGGCTACCTGGAATACTCACTCAAGATGAAAGTGCCGTAAAGTTATTAGGCGGCACTAATCTTGCTTTCACAGGCATTGAAACCACTCTAGTAGATGGGCCGAATCTAAATGTGCTACATGATTTCAATGTAGATGCATTTGGTTCTGCCCATTATGTTATACATGCCGAATGTGGTTCTGAACAACGTGAAACTTTAAATGTTTCAGTGGTAGCAAAACTAAACAAAGCATCTATAGTTGTCTATGGTCGTATAAACACAGGTGTTAATCTAGTTGATGTAAGTGCTGACATAACTGACAGTGTGTTGAAATTATATGCTACACCATCAGTTCCAGGACTGCAAAATGTAAAAGTAACAGCATTTGCTACCCTAGCCGAAACAATAGTAGGTGAAAGCGCAAACGCCACAGTCTACTATTTTACAAAAGTCAACGGCACTCCAAAATTTACTTTAAATCTCGGCCCCTACACTAGCGATGTAGTGGCTCCGTCACTGACTTTTTATAAAGGTCTTGCTTATAGATTTGATCAAAGTGAAAGTTCAAATAGCGCAAATCCGTTTATTGTGGGCACTACAGCTAATGATGCTAACTCTGCATATACAGCAGGGATATCTTATTATCTAAATGGGGTCAAAGTACCACAGAGCGACTACACTAATGTGCCGACATTTTCTGCAGCCACATCTAGATACATTGAAATCATAGTATCTGATACATATCCTGGAACATTATATTATTTTAGTTCAGCAACTGCTAATTTAGGTAACACAATAACAGTAACGACACTAAGTGAAAGTGGTAGTACTGGTGGTGGCGGAGGTGGTGGCGGAGGTGGTGGCGGAGGTGGTCCAGTGACTTCTGGAGCCGCAGTTGATTTAAGCAATCTAGAACCTACATCAATTAACCAATCACTAATTCCCAATGTAACAAGTAGTTTAGATTTAGGCAGTGCTAGTAACAGGTGGCGTGATTTATATCTAAGCGGAAACAGTATAATATTAGGTGGTGCAACAATCAGTGCTACAGGATCAGTTGTTAACTTGCCTGCTGGATCAACGATTGCCGGAACACCCATAGGTGGCGGTGGAGGCGGTGGTGGAGGATCAAACAGTTTTACTACTGTAAGAGTTGATGGGCAATCTGATGTAGTCGCCGATTCTTCTACCGATATCTTAACACTAGTTGCTGGATCAAATATAACTCTAACCACAGACCCTTCTACTGATAGAGTAACTATTAGTTCTACTGGGGGCGGTGGTGGTGGGGGTAACGCATTTAGAAGAATCGACGTAGCTGGGCAAGCCTCAGTCTCAGCGGACCAAATTGAAGATATTTTAACATTGGTCGCAGGCCCAAATGTATCCATAACTACAAATGCGGCCACAGACACCATTACAATTAGTGCTACTAGCGGAGGTGGCGGGCCTTCCGGAGTTAGCTCAGGTGTTGCCAATCGACTGGCTTATTATGCATCATCCGGATCAGTAGTACAAGACACTGGAAATGGTCTAACATGGAACGGACAGTTCTTACAAATTTTAGGAACACTATATACTACAGGTGCTAAGAGCTATCTAAGAGCATATTGGGATACTTTAAATGATTTAAACATAGAAGCACCTCCTGTGACTTGGAGAGGAATGGTAGCAGTTGCTGGCGACACAGGAAAATTATACTATGCTAACGCCGGAACTTGGAATCGACTGGCTAATTTTAGTGATATCCCGACCAATGCAAATGGATATGGCAGGATACAAGTCGATGGTCAAACAACCATAACCTCAGATGCTCCAAACGATCTTCTAACATTTAATGCCGGTGTGGGCATGACCATTACCACAAACCCAGATACAAACACTGTGACGTTTACATCAAGTGGCGGCGGCGGCGGTGGCGGTATTACTGTAGAAGATGCACAAGATGCTGCTGCAAGTTTGTTCACTAGTGGTACACATAATGGCATAACTTTTGTTTATAATGATGCATCAAATAGTATCAACGCTACTGTGACCGCAAGTGCTGGAATTTATACTGACGAACAGGCCCGTGATGCCGCAGGTTCTTTGTTTTCAACTGGAACACATTCTGGAATTAACTTTGTCTATGATGACGACAACAACAGAATAAATGCCACAGTAAGTTTTCCAACACCTTATAATGATGAAAATGCTCAAGATGCCGCAGCATCTATGATTACCAATGGTAGTCATACTGGCATTTCATTCACATATCAGGATGCATCTAATAGAATAGACGCTGCTGTATCTAGTGAGTACATTCAGGATCAAGCAGCATCGTTGTTTACTGCTGGAACACATTCAGGAATCAGTTTCAGTTACGATGATAATAATAATCGTATGAATGTGTCTGTAACTGGTGGTGGCGTAACACAATTTTCTAACTTAACAGATGCAAGCACAGCAACGTTGACTGTGGACAAAATTTATCTACCTGCCATAACTATGCTTAATGTTACCAACAACGGCGCAAGTAGTTATAGGTTTGATCAATACGGTACTGCAGATAATCCCACTATATATGCGTTGAATGGTGCTACTGTAGCATTTAATTTGAATGTAGCAGGCCACCCATTCCTTATACGTACATCGGGAGGATCTAATTACAATGATGGCCTAGTACATGTGTCAACTACTGGAACAGTCACTACCGGCAGTTCAGCGCAAGGTCAAACTTCGGGTACACTCTATTGGAAGATACCTCAATCTATCAGTGGTAACTACCAGTATATTTGTGGTATTCACAGTGGGATGGTAGGTGTGATTTCAGTAAAAGACATAGCTGCGATATAAGGATTTTAGCTTGAATAAATATATGAAGAAGATTGATAATTATGGCACAAGCAACATTAAAACAGTTTAAATCAGAAAGTGGTTTTTTAACTAGTCCCGAAAGTAACTTTGGAGACATAACAGCCACTCAGGTTACTGTTGACAATATACGAATCAACGGAAACACCCTAACTGCAACTAATACTAATGGTAACATTAATTTAGTGACTACGGGTACTGGAACTGTTGTTGCTGGATCAATCTCGTCTAACAGTGTTGATGCATTTATTTTCACAGGAAATTTAGATGGCGATGTCACTGGTGATGTTAAGTCATCTACAACATCATCAGTAGTTTTAGACACTAGTAACTCCACTGCAATTTTTACTGGTAACGTGACTGGCAATATCACTAGTAATGGCATTTCGACGTTTCTTAATATTAATGTGGATGGTGGGGCCGTTGATGGGACACCTATTGGTGCAGGTTCTGCAAGTTCTGGTAGATTTACGTCGTTAATAGCAACATCAAGTATCTCAGGACCAATCGGCAACGTATCAAAAAATACCGGTCAATTTACGTTTGTAACGGCTGACAACACGATACAGGCGTTGTCGACAGATCAAAGCAATAACACTTCATCAGGATCAATAGTGTCTTTTGGTGGTATTGGTATTGCAAAAAACGCAAACATTGGTGGCACACTAAGTGTAGTAGGGACCGCCAGCGCAGCAGAACCAGTTAATAATAATGATTTAACGACGAAAACATATGTTGAGTCTCAAGATTTAAAAACGCTAGCGATAGCAGTGGCTTTTGGACTATAATTAGGAAATATAATGGCAAAAAAACGAATTCAACAATACATTTTTGTTCCGGGAGTTTCAGGTAACAGTAATGCGTACCCCAACGCCTACGACTTGATCACTGCAAATAAGGAATTTATCAAAGACGAAGCATCTAAATGGATCGATCAACAGATCATAACTGACTCTGCTGTTAACTTATTTCCCAACGCCGTAACACTGCTAACAAACAACAAAGAATTTTTAAAAGAAGAAATCACAGCTTGGATCGGACAACAAACCAGCATTGGCATTGCACCATTTGGCGGGTATACTTACGATGCTGCAAAATGTAAAAGAGACGTTGGCTATGTAATTGATGCATATATTAATGATATAAGATTTGGTGGTAATGAAAAAACTATCGAAGTTGTGTCGTTATATTGGGTGGGATCTATCCCACAAGTTGACGGGGACAGAGCACCAGAAGTTGCAGCCCATGTTAAATTACGTGATATTATTAATAACTATATCTTTACAAGAACCCTTTATCCAACAATTCAAGGCACAGCAATTCAGAATGTTTCAGGTTCAAATGCTGAAGTAGGTGCATCAACACGAATCACCGTGTTGTCTACTATTGTAACTGATGTAATCGATCAAGGTCTTGATGTATTACCGGCACTATCATACGGCGCAACATTTGCCAACTATACATATAATAATGCCAAATGTGAAAGAGACATTGGGTATGTTTTAGATGCATATCTTTGGGATTTGAGATATGGCGGCAATAGAAATACGAGGAAGATTGCAGGTTATTACTGGATTGGCGGCGCTCCTCAGATTGACGGTGATAGAACGCCTGAGGTAGCCACACATAATTTTATAAGAGATTTAATCAATAACTATATTATTAAAAACCTTGCATATGCAAGTCTTCAATCCCCAGTAGTAACTACTCAGACTATAAATCTAGCAAAGCCATTTGAAACTGGAGCTGACACTAGAATCACATATCTTTCTGGATTACTCACTACGGTAATTCAAGGTGGTCTTGATGTAATGCCAGCACTTATTAGCGGCGCAGCACTTTGCTATGTTCAAGGTAAATGGACTCTAGATCAATTATTGATTATTACCAATGTAACACATAATGAAATATTATACAACTTTGCTGACCCAGCAACAGGTGTAACACAGGTCTACGCAGACCCGACGACCCCAGACAATGACACTGAAATTGAGTATGGTTTTACCGGTTTTGTCCTAGCTAAAGATACAACTTCAATGTCTGCAACAGACCAAATACAAATATTTGTTGAAGATTATTTAGAATTAAAAGTCAGACCTTACGATTTTGGTACGGATGCTATTGAAAGGCAGCGTGTGGCTACAGCACAGTCTATGCTTGATGCTGACTTTGAATACGGACTACAGCCAACTAAATGGCAGGCAATTTCTCTTGCAAGAAGCTATCCAAGTGTCTATGAAATTCCAGGAACAGATACCGCAGTAGTTACTATAACAACAGATGCAAGTGCTACAACTGGTGGTACTGGCCAAAGTTTAATTACAGTAACAACTGTTGGTGCTCATGGATTGACTCCAGGAGTACCGTTCATAATCAGAGCGTTAAACACAAATTTAAGCGGCTTCAGTAGAGCCGAAGGTGTGTTTCTTGTTAATTCAACACCGAGTTCTACGCAGTTCACGTATTTTGCTAAAGCCAAAGTCGGCAGCGTGGCAGGATCACAACTTCAAGAAACTTACACATTAATTCGTCGAGGTCAATTTTACACAGGCGCTAGTGTCGGTACGCCGACATTTAGCGTTTTTAGTCAAGGTGCAAGCGGATCATTTTTACCGGCATTAAATGTTCCTTCTGGAAGCACAGTAATTCCCTATGCAGGATCAATTCCACCTAACGGTGCCCCAGTAACTAATGTTACCTCTATAAACCCAGGAACACAGATAACTGCTGTCACTGGTACTGGGTCTACTGATACTGAGTCATATACTGGTCTAACTGGCATTAACGTATCTGGTATCGGTGTAGGAGCAGAATTTACTGTTGACAGAACATCTGGAGTATACTCAGTGACTGTGACTACTGCGGGAACTGACTATGAAGTAGGTGATCAGATAGTTATTTACGGAACATCTTTAGACGGCACGTCACCTGGAAACGACTTACTGATCACCGTGGCCACGATTACTGGTGTAGGAACAACGGGACCCATAGCCACAGTAACATCTTCTGGATCTGGTGTTGCATCCGGTGTAACTGCATCACAGACAATTTTAGAAACTGGAAATGTTGGGACATCAACTCTAGTGTTTTCAGATACTACCGGAATCATTCCAGGATTGGCAATGAATAGAGGTGACGGCACTGCCACAATTGTCACAGATGTTTCTGGAACTACAGTAACCATTTCTAGACCACTAACTACTGCAATTTCTGGTTCAACTGATGACTTCCCAAATCTAGCCCCAACACCAATAGTAGGCACTGGCACCAGTGCTCAATTAACTATCACAAGAACTGGAACATCATATAGCGTTACTGCAATCACAAATGCAGGCACTGGATATCGTGTCGGAGACACATTGTTTGTTTCAGGTTCAAGTTTAGGTGGTAGTTCACCAACAAATGACGCATATGTTGTTGTGTCAGCAATCACTGGTCCTGGCCCAACAGGCCCCATCGGATCTGCTACGGTCACTGGTATAGGTATTGATTCTAATACTTACACAGGTGTCGCCGCAATAAATTTAAGTGGTCTAGGATCTGATGCTACTTTTAATGTAACTCGAAATGGCGCAAATTATAATGTAACCATACAAGATGGTGGTACTGGTTATGTACTTGGTGACAAAATTAGAATTTTAGGCACAAGTTTAGGTGGTGCAACACCGGCTAATGACTTAACTATCACAGTTACAGAGATATTAGCTGGTGTTATTGTTAACACAACAAGTTCAGGCACTGGTGCATTGGGGTCAGCATCTTATCCAGAACCAGATATTGATTCTTCGGCTGTAATTTTGGATGCTGATGGGGCACAGTTTAGTGTTTCTAGATCAGGCCCAATCTATTCAACAACATTAGTTAACGGCGGGTCAACAAGAAGAACAGCCAAGACTACTAATGGTGTAGGCATTGACTATAGCACATCAATCAAAAAATATGGATCTGCAAGTTTGATCGTAAACAATGCGCTACATCCAACGGCAGCATCACAATATGTGACTTTTGCCAGTAGTTCAGATTTTGCGTTCGGCACTGGTGATTTCACTATTGAGTTTTGGTTTAGACGAACTTCCGGAAGCCAGTTTCAAACACTATTTGATATGAGGTCTTCTGCAGCCACAGAAGTGGCGTTGACTTTGGGATTAAACACAACAAATCAGCCATATTTGTTTATCAACGGCGCTATAAGGATTCAAAGTACATCTGCACTACTAGCAGATACATTTCAACACATAGAAATAGCTCGAGTTTCCGGAGTTACTAGATTATTTGTAGATGGATCTCAGGTTGGAACAGATTACACTGACAGTAATAATTACGGATCTAAACCTATTAGAATCGGTGCAGACTACAACTTTGCCTATGGTGTTGATGGTTATTTTGATGACTTTAGAGTATCAAAGGGATTGGGTAGACACTCGTCAACATTTACAGCACCAGCAGAAGAACTACAACCTGATTCAAGCACAGTACTTTTATTGAACATGAATACTTCTCCTGGTTCAGTTACTGTGAGCGACGACGTCGGTGGATATAAAATTGGAAATCAAATTATAATTCGAGGAACAGAATTAGGCGGCGCAACTCCGGCCAATGACCTAACTATCACAGTATCAGGTGCTACCTTAGGAGTCATATCCGCAATTTCAACATCTGGTACAGCCCTAGATCAGCAGTCATTCTCAGCCGTGTCAGGAACTAATATTACTGGACAAGGATCTTCAGCAGCATTTGCCATAAGTAGATCAGGCACTTCTTATGTTTCTGTGTTAAACACAACTCCAGGCACTGGATACACTGTCGGTGATAGGCTAAAGATTGCTGGCACATCAGTTGGCGGTGCAACCCCAGCCAATGACATAACCTTAGAAGTATTAACTATTGGCGGTTCTGGTGAAATTGGATCAATATCTATATTATCAGGAACAGCACTGTCTTCAACCCAAGCATATACGTCTCTGGCACCAACAAATGTTGAAACTAGAGGTACAGGACTTGTTATAAGTGTACATAAGGAATCTGGCAGTTATAGTATTAACGAAATTCAAGGATCACCGATCGGTGGGGACAATTATTCATTAGGCCAACGATTTACAATCACTGGTGACAACTTGGGTGGATCATTTGGCACTAATAACGCTACTATCACAATTACAGGAATTGACACCAGCGGTTCAGTAACAACTGTGTCTATCACAGGTACAGCAGCTGGCGGAAGCTCAGTAGATTTCTTTTCAACTGTTACGATATCAGAACCCACAATTAGTGTGTTGGCCACTACATCGGTTATCACTTTCTCTGCAATCGCCAAGATCCAAGTAGATTTTTTAACTCCCCACGGGTTTGTTCCTGGTATGGGACTGCTAGTTAATATAACATCTGCAAGTTTAAATCAAAACTTAGCTGCTGGATCATTCTTTGTTGAAGAAGTGCCTACACCGACTAGAATTAGGTATACTGCTAGATCTGTCGGCAATGTCACACCATCTGGATTAGCTGGCATTGTTTATACAAGAGCAGATACTTTCTTTAGCCACAGACCGTTCGACGGTGGTGTACAGTTAGGTACTGGCGGTCCGCAGCATGGATCACAAGCCATACGTATGAGCAAGAATTACATTCGTTATCAATCAGGTAAAGGCTTAATGTACACTACTGGTGCGCTATTTGCCCCAAGCTACGATATTTTAAGAGCAAGCTCTACAGGTGTTGGTGCAGGTTCTGTTATAACATTTGTCACAGATGATGTAGATCATGGCTTACAAGCGGGCGCAGACGTAAGAATTATTGGTATTGAAACCGTTGGATATAATGGTACATATACTGTTGCAAGTATTATTGATGAACGAACATTTACAATTATTGCTACACAAGGACTGGGATCTACCACAGCCACGTTAAGCAATCAAGCTCAAGTATCTATGTTCCAATGGAGTGGTGCAACTGTACGTGCTGGTTGCTTTGACGATCAAAATGGAATGTATTGGCAATATAACGGACAACGTATTGCTGTAGGCGTAAGATCGGCAACATTCCAGATTGCAGGTAGCGTTACAGCGACCCCTAACAGCAATACGATTACTGGTAGTGATACTAGATTTAGAGATCAATTAAAGGCTGGTGATAAGATTGTTATTCGAGGAATGACTCATACTGTAACATCGGTAGAGTCACAGACTTTATTATATGTTGCTCCTGACTATAGGGGTGCAAATACTAGTACTAAAGTTAAACTATGTAAGATTGACGATCGATTATTTTATCAGGATTCGTGGAATAGGGACAGTGCTGACGGCACAGGACCAAGCGGATACAATATTGACGTTACAAAGATGCAGATGATCGGAATCCAGTACACATGGTATGGTGCTGGTTTTATCGACTTCATGTTAAGGGGCAAAGAAGGCGATTTCTTGTTTGTACACAGAATTAGAAACAATAACGTAAACACAGAAGCATTTATGCGTTCAGCTAACTTACCTGTTAGATATGAAGTTGTCAATGATGGTGCAGTGGCAAGATTATCTAGCAATATTACTGCATCATCAACATCTGTTCCTTTAGATAGTACCGAGGATTTTCCGGATACAGGCACCGTATACATAGATAATGAACTTATTTCTTACACCAGTAAAACATCGTCATCGCTCACTGGATTAACAAGGGCTGCAACTATGCAACAGTTTGCAGCAGGATCATTAAGATCCTATACTGCGGGCTCGGCAGCAAGTCACAATGAAAGAACTGGAGTAGTATTAGTTGGTAATAGAACAAGTCCAGTGATTAGTCATTGGGGTAGTGCTTATCTAACAGATGGCGGATTTGATGCTGACCGAGGCTATTTGTTTAACTATCAGGCCACATCATTTGTAGCATCAACAACACGTGCCACAGCGTTCTTAATTAGGTTGGCTCCAAGCGTCTCAAACGCCATCGTTGGCGATTTAGGCGATAGAGAGTTAATCAACAGAGCGCAGTTACTATTGCAGGGCATTGAAGTTACTGCAGGTAGTGGTAGTGCATCTGGTATCGTTGTTGAAGGCGTATTGAACCCAAGTAACTATCCCCAAGATCCGACGCTAATTGAGTGGAGAACCTTAGCCAACCCAGCGTTAGGTGGATTGCCCAGCTTTGCACAGGTAGCACTCGGCAGCTCAGTAACTTGGGATAATACATTTACTGTGACTTTTGCTGCGTTTAGTGTATTGGGTCCGTATAATAGAACCTACTTCCTACGATTCCTTGCTACGGAAACCACTAACGTAAGACCTGGTATGATTGTTAGCTCACCAACCCCAGCGGTTCAAGCATTGATTCCTGGTGGTATGACCGTGACTGGATTAAGTGGCATATTTAATATCGGTGGCACAAACTACAGAGAAGTTTATTTCAACAGAAACTTCCTAGGTAACGTTACTAACGGATCAGAATTTTCATTTAGCTCATTGGCTAGCTATGCTGCCCCAGGTGAAGCAATTTTCTCATTCGTTGGATTACCTAACGCACAGACACAACTTGATCTAAGACCACTGAAAGAGATTACTAATACTGCTATTGGTGGTAGGGGAATGTATCCAAACGGTCCAGATGTGTTGGCAATTAACTGCTTCTTAACTGGTGGATCAACACAAGAAGTCAGTATTGTGTTACGTTGGAGTGAGGCGCAGGCCTAATCAAATTAGGGTCACAACATCAAATATTGTTTGAAGTTTGGCCCTAACTGTCTTATTTCCAAAACTACTGCGAAGGCCTTGATGTAACGGCTTTGGCGCAGTGTCTATATTACACCAACACCATCCGTTGTGCTCGCTGCTGAGTTTTGGTATGAACTCGTTGTCTACAACACACAAATATGTGTGGAAATTAAAGACGTTATCGTTGCTGACAAATGTTTCTAATGGAACTGATTTAATAATAGTAGGAATATCACCGATTTCTTCCTGCATTTCTCTCTGAAGTCCCTGCCATGAATTTTCTCCAAGATCATTAGTGCCGCCCACTAGTCCCCAGTGACCTGAATGTTTACCAGTGGCTTTTTGCAGAAGTAAGATGCGTCCAGAAGATTTAGAATAAAAAATTGCACCACTACATACTATTCGATCTTTTATAGTTCTAATCTCCATGTTCCTCTTGGATACTCCCCTTCAAAGCTCTTACGCCAACTGACGCCGTCCCATTTGTATTGAACATTAGTATATATGTTTGTAAGGTAAATCAAAGAGTCCATTGTGGCAGCAGCATCAAAAATTACTTGCCACTTAGTGCCATCCCACTCTATAATATCATTAGTATTGGCAATAAAATCGCTATTATCTGCGTTTTTCCATGCATTTGGACCATCCTCATTAAGATAGACCTCGTATGTGATTACGTCATCTATGTTAACTGTATTTGTCAATTTTATAGACAAAAGACCTTGTGCATTGATTTGTGTAAATGTAACTGCCAAATCATTGACGTAAACTTTGACATCATCAACATTATCGTAGTCCACAGCAGTATCTATTCTATTACTACGACTATCTGCTATTAAGGTTTCTCTAACACCGCCTCCGATGTTATTGATAATTAAATACCTTGTTCCCAATGTAGGAACAGCTAACCCAGATCCTGGCGCACTTTTTTCTGGATCTACAATAGCATCGAATGTTCCGGGACTATTTGGTCTCGCTGTACTGATAATATCTGTATTACTGGGATAAGTGTCTGGATCCCAGTTGACTGTTAGTATACTTTCATCTAAACTGTTTATGGCCACAGTTCCTGAAACTTCTGTGCCGTCATTTTGAATTAAAAATATCTGTGTTGCGCCTGCACGATATTTTCCTGGATAGGCATCAAGAACTGTACGCCAATTTATATTGTCTGGGGTTTCGATGTCCACGTCTGTAAGGTCTGTGGCATCTGCACCAGTAATTTCGCCTTGATCTAAAATTCTAGCCTGACCACCGTACACAACAATTCTATAATTGTCTATAGTTGTTTTGATTGTGTGAATAAGGTCAGCAGCTTTAACACCATCGGGGGTTACATCAACCCCCAGTCCTTCAATGTATCCATTGTTACCTCGCTCAATGCCCTCAAATACACTCATAATGATACTGTGTACAACTCCTAGTTTTTTAACTTTACTAGGCGGGCTAATCCATATAGGAATATCAAAACTTAGTGTAGCAATATCAATATTACTTTCAGCACCTACAGGTATACTACGACTACTAAATTGAACATCACCTAAGTTTACTACACTTAAACTAGTCCAATCTAAATAGTTGTCAGTAGTTTGTATCTCTAAACTAGGATTGAATAGCATTAATATCTGTTCTAACAACTGTAGTTTTTGTTCAGTATTACTGGTCCATATATCAGCTTTAAGAGTCATTTTGAATGGTGTGGGCATTAGTCGTTCTACAGTATAATTACGCCCTTGACTGCTAGTGTAGTCACCATTTTCAATGTCACGTTCACGAATATGTACTTTTCCTACATGTGTGGCATCTGCTAGTCGTTCTTTATCTAAATCTAAATCAGTGATGTAAACGGCAATGCGCGGAGCACTGTTGATTTTATTTTCACTATTTTGTTTTTGAATATGCGCAACTTGTCTATCGCTGTCACCGTACATTACAGGTACGCGAACTAATCTTCCATCACCATATTTTACCACAAAGTTACTAAGCAAACGTATAGTCTGCAATAGATAACGTCTTATTTGGCCATCGTAAAAAAACTGCATTATAAATCTGCCCTAGGTTTAAGTGCTTTGCTAAGTGCTTGACGTTCTTCAACAACTTCACCTGCAATAGTATTTGTATTTGTATTATTAATAAATCCAGTTTTGAGAGTTTTTCTGTTGTCAGTGTTAGTTAATGTATGACGTACACTGTCCTCGATTTTTAACCAACGTCCACCATCATAGCGAAATAATCTATTTGGAGCAAATCAGTACGTAAAAAATAATCATCTTTTTGTGGACTGGCTGGAAATTGTATGCCGTGTCCAAACTCATAGCCATTAGGTGGTATACCATCACCTAACAAATATCCTACATAGCCACTACGTTGTGCTCTACCATGGATACGACTAGTATCAAGACCAGTATTACTGGCATCTAAATCAGTTTGATCAACTGTTTCTAATGTTGGTTTACCAGTATTTGGATCTACAGCCAAAGTATAAAATTGCTGTGTTTCGTAACCACTTTTTGGAACATCTGCTTCTGCTTGTGCTAATATAGCATCATTAATTTCTAATTCTCGGCCTTTAGTGCTGAGTATATCTCTTAGAGTTTCAGTGCCACATTCTGTAGCAGGTTGGTCTAAAATATCTGCAAACTGCTGACTATCCACTATCTTTTTAAGTTTTAATCTATATAAATGTGGCCACCATGTTTGACTAAAACCTTCACTGGCTCTACTCACGTCCTCTATAACAAAATATCTAGGTAAAGCAACCATGTAATCGTTGAGAGCAAACTCATCTTTTAAATGTGGCAGTTCAAAAACATCTCCGCTTATGGGTTTTCTACCAACGCTCTTGATCCAATCATTTATATGCACTGTCATGAATATAGTATCGTTGTCTATAAACAAGCCAAACTGACTAAGATTAAAGTCTAAATTCTGTACGTTGTAAATGCCACGTACTTTGTAGATGCTGGGATCGTATTTTCTATCCCTATTTTCTAATAATAACAAATCTTGTATGTTTGTAACATCTAAGGTATCATAATTGGGCTGATCCGCAGTGGCGTTGGCCTCAGCAGTATTGACACCAATGTATTTGTGTAGGTAAAGATCAGTCCCGCCCATCTGAAACATTTCAGAAATTTGACGGTCTATGAACTTATAATCATTACCTCGTTCGGGTTTATATAATGATAATCGTGGCATAATGATATTTATCGTACGCTAAATATACTAGGAGAGCAAAAGATGCCTGAATCAACGATCCTAAGAGAAAGAGAAAACGTCTATGATTACGTTAAAAACATGCTGGCTGACGGCATGGTAGATGTTGAGCTTGATCCTATACATTATGAAACTGCACTAAATCGTGCTCTAGCACGATATCGACAGAAAAGCGCACATTCTGTGGAAGAAGCTTATTATTTTTTAGAGTTAAAACAAGATACTAACGATTATCGTTTACCTGACGAGATAATTGAAGTCCGTAGTGTGTTTCGTAGAACAGTAGGTAGTAGAACAGCGGGCGGTAGTGGCGGTACATATTTTGAACCTTTTAATTTGGCCTATACCAACACTTACTTATTAAATAGCACAATGTTGGGTGGTCTCGCTACTTACGAATTATTCGCTCAATATCAAGAAATGGTTGGACGTATGTTTGGAGCATACATTGAATTTCAATGGATTCCCACCACTCATACTTTAAGAATTTTACAGCGTCCTTACGCAGAAGGCGAACAGATTATGATTCGTGGTTATAATCACAGACCTGATGATATACTTTTAAGAGATCGTTATGCTGGCCAATGGTTCAAAGATTATACGTTAGCAATCTGTAAAACTATATTAGGCGAAGCACGTAGTAAATTTGGCAATATTGCAGGTCCTGGTGGCGCCGGCGGATTAAACGGTACGGCTTTACTCAGTGCTGGTAAGGAAGAAATTGAAAAATTAGAAAAAGAAATTGAAACTTACGTTGCTGGCGGAACAGGCTATACATTTGTAATTGGATAATCATGAGAGCAAAAGAATTCGTATCAGAAACACAAAGTAAAAAAATTACTAAAAGACAGTTGCAGTCTGCAACCGGGGTCAATATTTTTAATGATCGAGGAACGCAGTGGTCTAGTGATTACAGCGGATACAGGGCTATGATGGCTGCTGCTATGACTGATGGCGAAAACGAACCTAAAATAGATAAAGAAAGCTATATTGGTAAGAAAAAAACAGCATACCCTTACACTCCCGAAGATCAAAATAAACTGAAAAAAGCATTCAAAGCAGTGGGAATAACTTATAAAGACCCCACACACGGTGATATGCGCAGTTTAGAGTTAAATGATACGAACAAAGTAAGTCCTGTACCTAAACGCAAAAAGAACAAATACGGCGTTTAATCTATTGACACATTCAAAAAAATACAGTAATATATAATATCTTGGAGGGTATTATATGATTATTGGCATCTGCGGATTTATAGGATCCGGCAAAGACACCGTTGCAGACTATTTGGTAAATTTTCATGAATTTAGACGTGAAAGTTTCGCCAACACACTAAAAGACGCAGTCGCAGCCGTTTTTGGGTGGGACAGGACCATGCTAGAAGGTCGAACCAAAGAAGCACGTGAATGGCGTGAACAGGTGGATTTTTGGTGGAGCAATAGGCTAGGACGACAAATTACTCCAAGATGGGTCTTACAATATTGGGGCACAGAAGTGTGCCGTAAAGGTTTCCACGACGATATCTGGATTGCCAGCTTAGAAAATAAACTACGTAGTAGCAAGGACGATGTAGTAATATCTGATTGCAGATTTCCTAATGAAATTGAAAGCATACGCAAAGCAGGTGGCGAGATTGTATGGGTCAAACGGGGAGAATTGCCTGCATGGTATAATCTTGCTTTGGACTCCAACAAAGGCCAAAATCTAGCCTTTCAAGAACTAAAACGCATGGGCATTCATGCCAGTGAAACTGCTTGGGTAGGCACTGATTTCGATCATGAAATTGACAATAATGGTACTATAGATGACTTGTATAAACAGGTAAAATCCTTGCTTATAAGTCAGGAACAAGATCACCCTGACGCCATCGAACGCCCTCTTTATGTAGGACTCTCTGACAATTTGCACATATTGTCTTAAGATTATTAGGGCGGGTATTATTTTGATTCCCGTCTACATGAAACACATTGAACTGCTCTTTGTGTTTACTTTTATAGCCACATTTTTCACATTGATCTTTTTGCTTGTAGCCATCCAAATACCATTTGGGGAACCCATAAGCAACACCTCCGTGTCGTAGGCATATTTCGCACTTTTTTCTAAAATAGGTGCGACCTTCTTTTTTATAGTTAATTGCGGCAGGCCTAAGGCCGCAAGAACATAGTGGTCTTGACATAACTGTATTTAACCTAACCTTTTCTACACCTTTTTTGGGTGTTAAACACAGTTGATTTCTCCAATATTCGCTAAATATATGAACACGAGGAATCTTAGGAGATACCACACAATGGCAAATCTATCATCACCAGGCGTAAGCGTAACAGTAATTGACGAGAGTTTTTATACTCCGGCTGCTCCAGGTACAGTACCGCTAATTATTGTCGCCAGCGCAGAGAACAAAGCTAATGCTTCAGGAACAGGAATTGCTCCAGGAACATTAAAAGAAAATGCAGGATCAGTATACTTAATCACAAGCCAAAAAGATTTAGTAGATACTTTTGGTAATCCTGTATTTAAAACAGATTCAAATAACAACCCAATTCATGCTGGGGAACAAAACGAATATGGATTGCAGGCAGCATATAGCTTATTAGGCGTAAGCAATCGTGCATTTGTAGTTCGAGCAGATTTAGATCTTAATAAAATAAATCCGTCAGCAACACCGCCAGCAGCAGACCCAGAAAATGGCACACATTGGCTAGACACAAGGAATAGTGCTTGGGGTATTTTTGAATGGAACGGCGCTGGTAGAACAGTTACTAATGGTCAGACATTTGTTAGTAAAACTCCAATCGTTATTACTGATACAACAAAAGCAGATTCCTCAAGTCCATATGCTCCAAAATCTAGCGTAGGCAGTATTGGTGACTATGCAATTGTTAGTTTAAGCAATTTAGATACAACATATTCGGATCCAGATAGATTATGGTATAAGAATAGAAATGGATCTTGGGTTCAAGTAGGATCAAACGCATGGGCAGAATCATGGCCAACAATTACCGGAACTGAAGTAAATCCAACAATTACTGTTGGACAGTCATTTACACTCAATGGTATTACTGTAACATCTAACGGTGCTACAGTTCAACAACTGGCCGCAGTAATTAATTCCGGCAGTCCATCAACAGCATTATTTGCTCAAGGAATTACTGCAGGTGTTGTAAATGGTAAATTAGAAATTTATTCAAATAACAAAACAATGGTTAATGCAGAGGATAGCTCAGCATCCAACGCTATTGCCATTGCTAGTGGTACGCTAAATGTAGAAACAGTGTTAGGTATTGTTCCTAAAACTTATTATGCGCCAAGACTAGCAATTCAACCACACACTCAAGTACCGTTGTACAAATCAACAGATACTTCACCAAGACCAACAGGTTCAGTATGGGTTAAAACCACAGAGCCAAATAATGGTGCAAGATTGCGTGTCAAACGTTATAACAGCGATACAGATGCATTTGAATCTGTAGAAGCTCCCATGTATGCTACTAATCAAGCTGCTATCTATAATTTAGATAGATCAGGTGGTGGAGAAAATATTCCTTTAGGCGCATTATACACACAAACTAACAGCACAGAAAATCGCGGAGACGATGACAGTCCAAGAGTGGCCGATTTTAAAATATTCCGCAAACGTGCAATTGGTGCAACAACTATTAGAACTGTAAAAATTATCGATGGCACATTCATTACCGCTGGCGGTACAGCATCAAAGAGCTTTACCATTCAAGAAAGTTTAAAAGGCCAACTAGCACTTTCAAGTGCAGTCACAGTGTCTTTTACAGCTACAGGTATCGGATTAGCTGATGCTGAGGCAATGGCTGGCGCTATCAATGCTGCCGGGTTTGTTAATATTGAAGCAAGTATTGACGCACAGAATAGAGTTACTATTTCTCATAAATTAGGTGGTGAGTTTAGATTAGCCACAGTGTTAAATGGTGCATTAAGTCAAGCAGGGTTTGCTGCCTACAATGTGCTTACTGGATCTGGCACATTAAATCTAAGTGCAGCCCCAGATGGTG